GTCGTTTGAAATGATGATGCAAAATATGGAAATTAATCCAAGACAATTGTATCGTCGTAGTTCGTGGAAGAAGACACGAACAACTTATGATTATGTGTTTATGATGTGCGAAGAAGAATTAAATGAGATTATTCCATTTGATAAAAAATATAAAATGAAACCACTCTTATGTAGAGACCAAAATGGAGTTATAACATTGGGATGGTTGCCTACACAAGAGGATATTTTCGCAAATGATTGGGTTGAGCAAGGATGGGATTTTAACAGTAAAAGGAAGAGGTGAGTAATTAATTGAATTTTATAAAAGCAATGACTGCAATAAAAAAAGACAAAACTACTATAAGAAGAGGCATTTGGGAAAGGAAAAGTATTTGAAAATTTATTCGTCAGAATTAACTAATGTTTATTTTGAGTGTAATGATATGGGTGAATATAAGCCAGATTCAATTATTTTTTTATTTGATAAAGAAAACGCAGAAGTTTGGATACCTCTTGCGGAAGATGTATATGCAGATGACTGGGAAATATATGTTGAGTCAATTAATAAAGGTGAGCAGATAAAGGAGGAAAAATAATGAAGTGTTTTTATCATGTTGATCAAGACGGAATCGTGTCTGGATTCTACGTCAGAAAAGCTTGTGAACAGCGAGGTTTAGCATTTGAACCAGAGGACTTCCGAAAAATTAATTACGGTATGAAATTCCCGTTTCATGACATTGAGCAGGATGAATTTGTGTTTATTGTAGACTACAGTATTGAGCCAGAAGAGATGTGGCAGTTGCTCAGTATTACAAAGAATGTATTTTGGATCGACCATCATCAGTCTACGATTGAAGCGTATAAAGATTTCAAGTGTGATGTAAAAGGAATCAGAATTACTGGAGCGGGTATTTCAGGAGCGAATTTGACATGGTTATATTTTAAATATATGTGTGATGAAAATTGGGAGCAAATTGAGAGGACGGATGAGAAAAATGTAAAAAGATTACTCAATATATATAAATATAAAGCAGATTATCCAAAACTGGCAGAATATACAGCCATGTGGGATACATTTTATTTTGGTGAAACGTCAAAACAATTCGTAAAAGCATTTCACTATGCATTTGAATCGTATGATTTTGATGCGTTAAGTCCATTGCTAAACACGTTAAATAAAGATCAAGGAATTTATGAAGCAGCAAAAATTATTGGTGATATGATAGCAGATGGCTTATCAATTATTGAGTATTTAGCAGCAAATGCAGAACAATATCTTAGAGCATATGGTTTTGAAACCATATTTGAGGGACATAAAGTCTATGTAATCAACAGAGCGTTAATCAATTCTGATTTCTTCGAATCTATTGATGCTTCTAAATACGATATGTTTATCGGTTTTTCATTCAATGGAAGTATGTGGGAATATCAGCTACGATCCGCAGAACAAGATAAAGTAAATGTGTATGAGCTTGCTGTGAAATATGGTGGTGGCGGTCATCCAAATGCAGCTGGGTTCAGATGTGATAAATATGTATTAGGAGTGTGATGTATGTCAAGGAAAAATACAAGAGAAATTGAACTTGCTTTTAGTAAAAACAGAGATCCAGATTGGGAAGCCGATGTGGAAATTTATAGAAGAAGAAAGTTCGAAGTAGTGCGTGGTATTTGTCTGGGAGATGAGTTTGCTGAAATTGAGTCTTTAGAATACAAAAATTGTGACGAGTTAGATGAAATGTATTATCGTTTTGATTATAATTTAAAAATACTTATGCAGTCTTATTTGTATGAATATACAGATTATGTGCCAATCGAAACAATGCATATTACATCTCCTGCAATATTGTGTTGTGATGAAATTGTATTAAAAAACGGTGAGAAAATTTCTATTGATAACATATGTATTGATAAATCAAATGGCAATGAAGTTTATAAATTATATTCTAATAGTACATATACAGATGATGTATATTATGAATCTACTAAAGCATTAGTTTATGAATTGGCTAGTAAAGATGTTTGCAAGGCTATACATATAATGAAAGATATGATGGACAAAGCGTATATAAAAGCAAGAAATGAACGAAGCATACATCCTTTTATTAGCCACTTGTTTAACGACCCTCCAATTCCATGTATTAAAAATAAATATTCTATACATGATTTAGTAATGGGTACATTAAAATGCAGTGGTGATATTTATAAAGAAATAAACAAAGAAGTCCCAAATGCTATAGATATGATTGTGCCTCATCCTGGAAGACATGCAGAGTATTATTTTGGGTTAGATTATACAGATGAAGTAGAGCAATTTATTAAAGAACAGGAGGCTAAGAAATGTGAAGAAACTAAATGATGAACAGCGAAAGCTGATTGAAGATAATTATTCTTTGATTTGGCATTTGCATGAGAAGTATTTTACAAAATTTAAAGATTTTGATACATATATGGATCTTGGTCGTATGGCAATTTGCAAAGCAGCATTAAAATGGGATGAGTCTAAAGGTAATTTTGGGACGTATTTTAGATGGGTATTACAGTCAGAAATTAATAAATATTATATAAAATGGCATAGCCCAACAGAGAAAATGAACAGAAATGCGGAATCATTGGATGCACCTGTTGACGAAAGAGTTGACGCAGAAGAATTAACAATTGGTAGTTTGCTTGTGAGTAACGATGACATAGAGAGTCAAGCACTAACAACAGTATATTATCAAGGAGAATTTAACAAATTATCAGACAAGCAGAAGAAAATTATATATATGTTACTTGATGATATTGAGCATAAATACATAGCCAAAGAATTTGGAAAGAGTATTCAATGGGTAAGTTGGCAACTTGGTAATATTAAAAAAATAATGCATAGGGCAAAGGCGGTGAGATCATGACAATTGAAGAAGTGAAAGATTACATAAACTCGTCTACAGAGTATGATTTTTTGCGAGATTATCCTCATAAAATCGCTTTTCTCACACTAGGTGGAAGTTATGCTTACGGAACAAATACAGAGGATTCTGACATTGATTTACGTGGTGTTTTCCTTAGTGATAAAAGAGAGATTTTGTTGAATAATAATCCAAATAATCTTGAAAAGACAGACGATCATAAAGATGTTGATACTGTGTTACATTCGCATATTAAGATGATCAATATGCTTGCAAAGGGTAATCCTACGTTTTTAGAGCTGTTATATTTTGCACCAGACCGCTATTTATATATATCTGATATTGGTATGGAACTGATCAAAAATAGAGATATGTTTTTATCTAAGAGAGTTTATCATGCATATAAAGGATATATATGCGATTGTCTGACTCGAACGAGTTTTAAGTATTATAAAAATAAAGATTCAGAGAAAGAAAAGCAAAAGGCAGAACGATACGCTAATAAATCAATGATGCATGCAGTTCGATTATTGTTGCAGGGCATTGAATTATTGCATAACGGAACAATGTTAGGATCTATGGATGACATAGGAAAAGATCTTGTAAAGATCAAAGAAGGATATAATAGTACGCATAAAACATATAGATTTGGCAAACACAATGAGCATACAGAATATTTCCCAAATCAGTCATACGATGTTTTTATTGAAGGATTACT